GGTTTGTTGTAGCCATCAAATGTATGGCCGCCGCGTTGGATTTTAGCCATGGTAAGCAACAACAATATGGGGCGTTAAAGCTACTGTGCCAGATGAAATGGACGCAATTCGCATCCGAATTGTCGTGGCAGCCCTGCCGGTATAAAAATAAACGTATTGACCCGCAGCATTGATTGTTTTGCTGGTGTCAATCGTGAACCAATTCCCGTTGCCGTTGAAGTTTGCCTCTAATGCAATAGTAAAGTTGGCAGTACTGGTTACATTTGCGGCAAAAGAGTATTCACTAGAGTGTGCGTGGACTTGAAACCAGTCATCCACTAAACTCATTGCATTGCCAGTGAACTCCACTGTGTTGGTGAAACGATCTGTAATGGTTGTGCCGACATTGGCCATTACTTTTTACCCTTGGGCTTACGTTTTTTTGCTGTTTTAGCAGCTTCCTTGAAGTTTTTTGCTGTTGGAGCGCCAGGATCGCCCGGTTTACGCATTTTTTCGCCAGAACCCGCCTTAATGCGACGACGCTTGGCCGCGATATTGGCGTATAAACCGCGCTTTTTGGCTGGCATGACGAAAACTCCAGTGATTACAACTTAAACATCACATCTTTTTGCCGCCTTTTTTCGTGCCCTTTTTGGTCCCCTTCTTGGTTCCGTAATGGCCAGGCATGACACGAAATGCGACGACATGCCCAGTCTAGCGCTCCAAATGATTGCGGACTAGAACCGGCTCACGCGCCTGCGTCCCTCGCTCCTGATCCGCTGCAGGAGACTTGTCCTTCGCCTTTTGGCAAAGTTACTCAACCATTTTAGTAGATGCGATAACTCGTTGCTCCCAAAGTCTCAGGCTTGGCAAGGTTGAACTGTTGCAACACCAAATACCCGAAAGCATCAAAGGCGTGGTCCACTCCTAGGTTTTTGTTAGGCAAACCAGTACCTGGCGCGTAAGTCAGCGTTCGCAACGACTTGATCAACTCCTTACACCTCGGATGGATCTTGACCCGACGCGCTCCAGAAGCATCCATTAGGCCAGTATTGACCGCTGTGATCTTGTCGCGGATCTTCCACGGTGATCGCGGTGATTGAACCGTAAAACCACTGCGTCTAAGGATTGCGTGGTCCGTTACACCAACACCACTAGTCTTCCTTGCACCGCCTGTTGGGTCAGGACACGCGATAACTCGGCGATCCACCCCATACCTACGGGTCACTTCTTCCGCAAAATCCCAAGTGGTCGCGCCACCCGTCAACATAATCTCGTCAAACACGTACAACGTGTCGCCATTCTTGACTGCGCAGATACCGCTCATTGGATCCACGTTGAAGTCAACGCCTAAAAGCAGCGGCTGAATTGAAATGTCCTTCGCTTCTGTTGAAATGTTGTCGTCTGAAAAGCTGATGGCCACCAAACCAGTCAGATTCTCGAAGGACGCTTCAAATTCCTGGCGGAACGTGCGCGTATCAAGTTGAGCGCGGGCTGCTTCGACCTCGTGCTTACTGACGTTTCCACCTTCAATCGTTGTATAGCTCCATCGTTGCCATTCTCCTGTTTCGTCGTCTGGCACATAACACCACAAGTCATAAAACCAACTAGCTGTACCGTCTGGCGTCGAAATAAACAACGCCCAACCCTCCTTATCCGCTAAAGCAGGCCGGATCACCTCAAACCACACCTCTGAATCCATAAATGCTGCCTCATCAAGCACTACGCCCGATAAACTCCGGCCCCGCAACGCCATTGCGTTCTCAGTACCCTTCAATTCGATCGTTGAACCGTTGATTAGCTCGATTCGTAGGTCCGTCTCGTTCTTAGTCTTGATCCAGACCTTTGGAACTAGCTTTTTTAACGCTCGCCACGCAATATCCTTTGCCATCCGATAAGTCGGAGCACAATAAAAAAACGTCTCGCCTGGCTTGTTGAGCGCTCCACGTAACAGCTCAACGCATGAAAGGTACGATTTGCCGAATCGACGACCGGCAACTAATACACGGAAACGCTTTTCGCTCGAAAAGACTTGGCCTTGTGCCCATCGAAGACTGATGGGCTCGGTTTTGACGCTCATGCCTATTACATTACACAGGTTTTCAACCCCTACCCCCCTCCTCATCGTGCCAGAACACAGTGTGGGAGGTTATTATCTGAAAAAAGGTCGATAGGTTGATGCCTGAACCTCTAACGGATCGCACCACACAAGCCAAAGAAGATCGCGTTAGGCGGCTTTATCGACGACAGCTCGATGGATTGTCGGCTCGTGCGCTCGTGTACGACCACAAAGAGAAAGAACAGATCTCAATCAATACCGCTTGGCGCGATTGGGCAGAAGTTAAAAAGCTCGTTGATGAAGACTGGCAAGCAGATCGCGAAAACATGCTCGCCCGTCTTCAACACATGCGCACCAAACTGTTCCATCAAGCTCTCAAGAAGGGACAATTGCAGACCGCAAGTCAAGTGCTCGACTCCATTGGACGTGTCATCGGTGAGTCCGTTGAAACCGTCAACATCCAAGCGCCTGAACTCAAGATCTCCATTGAAAATAAGGACGACTGATCCGACGCCTTGAAAACTTGACCCCCGCCCCCACCTAAGGGGGCTTTTTTATTACACGAATACTGTTTTGCAGACATATGTGT